AGAAAGCGGTCTGATCAATGCCATCCAGCTGTAGGCTTTGTGTGTGCTGACCCGCTATCAATATGCGTCCATGGTTGAGAGAATTCTTTGATAATTTGATGCCCAATTTTTGTGGACGGTCAAAATCTAGATTGGTTTTATGTCCGTAATGGCCCAGTGCATTGATGTTGTTTAATGCTATTTTCCATGTTGTTCCGCGCAGCAATGCACCAATGTCAATGCACACAACTGGGCGTCCAGTGCGACGATACAGCTCATAAATTTCTTTGTTGGGCTGCATGCGACCCGACCAAAGCACACTCCATATCACTGCTATGTCAGCGTCACGATTGTTGGGCACTGTTTGGAATCCGTGCTTGTGTAGAGCAGCAAGCACCGCGGTCATAACTGGCCCCGAATTTCGAGCACACTGCAAAGGAAAATAGGTCACTGTTTTGGTCACTAAATATCTCACATGAAATACACAGTAATTACCACATTTCATCAGGCTGGCCTCGAACAATACGGTCAGCGCATGATCGACACTTTTGAACAACATTGGCCTGCGGAGGTAGATCTTATTGTGCTGGCAGAAAACTGCACACCACGGACCTCAAGATCAAACACAAAGGTCATTGACTTATTGGCGGCCAGCTCAGATCTACGTGCGTTTGTTGAACGTCACAAGAACAATCCACTGGCACACGGCAAGGCAGGGCCGCCCGATGTGTTCAATCCCAAAAAGCAATTTCGCTGGGATGCTGTTCGCTTTTGCTACAAGGTATTTGCCAAGGCTCAGGCAGCAGACATGATCAATTCAGGATGGATGATTTGGATTGATGCAGACAGTGTCACGCACACACCGGTATCTTTGCCATTTTTACAATCTGTGTGCCCCGGCGGGTCGATGGTCAGTTATCTAGGACGCGGCGAAAAATATCATTCAGAATGTGGTTGGGTGGCCTACAATTTAGATAAATCTGAATGCCGTCAGTTTATTCGCGATTTTGTAAACATGTATAACAGTGATGCAATTTTCAAAGAGCGTGAATGGCACGACAGTTATATCTTTGATGTGTTAAGAAAACAAATTCAACAGCGATGTCATTTTCATAATCTCAATCCCAGTTGGGAAGACAAAGGTCTTGCAGGGCATCCCTTTATCAATAGTGAGCTGGGCAAGCACATGGATCATGTCAAAGGCGATCGCAAACTACAGGGACATTCCAAACCCAAAGAAGTTGTGTTACATCAAGACCATCCCTACTGGCAAAAAGTATTAAACAGCAGGGGTCGAAAATGAAGGCAGTGATCTATCATGCTGATGGTCCCATGGCAAAAAACTTTCCCCCAGATACATATCGTAAACTGTTTGAGGGATTCAAGCAAAATGTCTCTTTGTTTGGCCTCTCAACAATACATCTAACACTGGACGGTCATCCTGGATGGGGAGACGAAAATTATTACTTTCCCAACTTAGACCCAGTGAACGTTGTTTACAATAGAGAAATCTGTTTTGTTGAATTTTTAAAAACTGCACCTGATGATGTATATTGGTTCACCGAACCTGACAGTAGAATTGCAGAAATGTGGCCGCCACTGGCAGGAGATCTTGCCTTGCTTCGACGACAAGATTTAGTTGCAATAAATCCTGCCTGGAGATTGGCTCGACCTAGTGCATTGCCCATTTTTGAAATGGTTCTGCAACATTTTGACCTAGATAGAAAATCATGGCACGGCGATAGTGTTGCCTTTCGGCAGTTATGGTTGGATTTTGGACAACCCAATATAGGTCATCTCGAACACAGTGGCGTAAAAATCGAACTAAGAAACTACAATGACTATTGTAAAATGAGTGCCAGATATACACGGCAATGGAAAGCCGGCAAGAAACTTAGATTATTAGGCGAAGGACAATAAAATGAAATCAATGAAAGATATGTTTGAAGAAATTTACCGCACCGGTGCCTGGGTGACCAAACATCAAAATCCAGTGTCACTGAGTGGTCCAGAAAGTTTTCCCGAGCGTGCAGAATTATATCTCAACTTCTTGAAAAAGTTTATCAAGGACAATCAAATAAAATCTATTGTGGACTACGGCTGTGGCGACAACGGCCTTTATCGGGAATTTGATTGGGGATCCACCAAATACACAGGCATAGACATCAGCCCCACTGCAATTTCTATTGCACAAAAAAACAACCCCAACAATACTTACATTTGCGATGAAACCTTGAATCTTCCCGACGCCGACATGCTGATTTGCAAAGATGTGTTGGGCCATTGGAGTGGACATAGAAGCACAGAAGAAATGGGAGATCAACTATCTCGTATAACAGATTGGTTGAACAAAAATTACGACAAGTTTTCTTACATCATTATAACTGATGCACACGAAGGCATGATCGAACAGTATTTCCCCCCGCATGCAGTGTTTGAAACTCAATTCATTGAGTTTCGAAAGAAGCGTAAAAAAATGTATATCAAGCGTCCAGCTCAAGGAAATTAATATGTATCAAACACACGGCTGGTGGTTCCCGGACCAAGACACACATTTTGCAGGAATGCTAGACAAGAATATCAAAAAGGGCGGCGTGCCTGTTTATCAAGAGCCTGTGAGAAAAGCCAGTATGAGCTTGTGCACTCACAAAGGACTGGCACTAGACATTGGTGCCAACGTAGGCTTATGGAGTAGAGACTTGTGTGAAAACTTTGATCGTGTGATTGCGTTTGAACCTGTTGCAGATTTTAGAGAGTGCCTGTTGAAGAATGTCACTGCTGCCAACTTTGAAGTTCGCGGTTGTGCCTTGGGAGAGCAAGACACACAAATCAACATGATCATCACTGCTGAAAATACCGGACACAGTCACGTTGATACTGCCAGCATTGGCACAGGATCAATTCCTATGTATAGACTAGACAGTCTAAATTTGCCCAAGATTGACTACATCAAAATTGACTGCGAGGGATATGAAAACACAATCCTGCGTGGTGCCCAGGAAACAATCTTAAAATACCGGCCTATCATGGTTGTGGAGCACAAAAAGCACAAGGATGTGGGACATACAGATATCGCACAAGCTCTAGACACACTGGTTAGCTGGGGCGCAAAGATCCTGACGTCAGTCAAGAATGACTATGTGTTAGGTTGGTAACAACGGTTTGAATTTGTTATAGATCAACCCAGCTCTGCTTTCTTTGTCAGTCCAGTGAGCAGCTGATAAATCCCAAAGCCATTGTTCCCTAGCAGGCATCAGTGGCTTTTCTATTTGTGCTATATCTTGATTGGCCACTTGCCATGCTACGCAATCAGGATCGGACGCAAACACAGGCACACCTGCTAACACACTAGCAACACAACTAGAACTGTTAAAGAACACACCGGCCCAGGCATTGTGCAAATCTTGTTGTAGTATAGTGGCACAACTGAACTTTAGATTGGGTATTCCAGCAAACAAGTTTGGGTTGATGGGATTCTTAGGATGTGGCCTAACAACAATGGGTCTAGTAGTTTTTGTTCTGATCAGTTTTACTGTGTCTAAGACCCATTGATTCATGTCAGTGCCTTTCATTGACCAGCCACCATCGCGTTGTCCGCAAACTAAGATATGATCTCCAGACACACGCCAAGGTTTTAACTCAAGCCCCAAACATTGGCTTATTTGATTCCACTTTTCTGGACCACTGTTTTTGTTGGCATATTCGTTTGTGTTGTAGTAAACACCGTCCAAACTGTAACGAAGAAAAATACTGTCGGGGTCGGCAAACTTAAAACAACTTCCGTCGATGCTCATTACTCGTTGATTTGCTATAACATCCTTACGAAGTTGTATGTGAGGGCCTTTGATGCTTTGACCTACCCATCCCAATATAACACCAAGTTTGGTGGGTGCTAGTTGTTGTTTGTCTTGTAGCAATGTTTTCAATCCCAGGTGATTGCACCCAGCAGCAAATGCCTGCAGCACTTCGACCTTGCGATTGCGGTCAGCAATACGTGGCAAGCTACTGAGATAAACCACTACATCATACATGATACTGCTCTATGATCTGCCAGGCTCGGCCATTTTGCATTTCTTTTTTGGTGAACTGACTGTATGTCAAAGCACACAACCAATCACCAATGGGACCGCGATACAAATTATTGATGTCTGCAACTTGTGTTCTTGCAATTGCAGTGGTAATGTGAGTGTTCAGTGTAATGATCGGCACGCCGGCCCATACAGCTTCCACTGCAGCAGCACTTGAATCAGAAATCACACAGTAGTAGTCATTGCTTGACATCAAGAGATCATAGACAGAATCTCTTGTTTTGCGATCCATGTGTTTGGCACGATATTCAACAGGTCGATCTGTGTGCTTTGCCAACTCATCAGTGATATTGTCACGCCAGGTGTCGCGGTCTTTTCCAAACAGTTGATAGTGTCGGTCACTACTTTCTACCACAAGTATTTTGTTGCCTGCAGTTCTCCAGGGCTGTGGCGTAGTTTCCAACAATTTCAATCTATCCGCTGGAAAATTTAAATGCGAAAGATTTTGATGTATGTGATTGTGACACAATCTGTGCCATGGTTTGCCCTTGGCAGCAATAAAGTTAGTGTAGCCTGCATCAGTAAACCAAAACTCTTGACCTGCAAGCATTCTCATGCTAATAGCCTGTTCATTGTCGACGATGTTTCGTATCAGTGCAGGCTCGTGATAATCACTGTTGACAACATACTCAACATCTGATGACATGTGTCTAGTAATGTTTTTTAAGAACCCTTTGTTCGCAGGATCTGTATACCATTCAAGTAGTTGCTGTTGATCAATACCCAACAAAGAAAAGTTATCAGCTAACCAATTTACCAACGGACGATACTGTGTTTTGTAATCAACTACAAGCTGATCAGTATAATTAACAAGCTGTTTGTGGATCAGACCATTGACTTCGGCAAAGTTTATATCCAACAATCCAGTTTTGTCTAGACGCTTGTGAATCTTGTCAACATAGGCATCAAGTTCAGCATACTGCATGGGCCTTTTCTTGTATGCTTGCACCAGTATTTTTTTAGCCAAAGGCTCTACAAGTTCTTCTCTATTGACTATTACTTGCATAATTTTCTTGTAGTATGCGCCATGCCAATCCAGATTCAGTTTCAGGCAACGAAAATTGATTGTAACTAAGCCAACGCAACCACATTTCTTGCAATTCTGAATCAATATTCGGTAAGTTGTCAATTTGTTGTATACTACCGCTGATTTGTGTGCAGGCACTGGGGCCCAAACTCACCACAGGTATTCCATGCTGTGCAGCTTCTACTCCGCAATTGCTGGCCCACACAACAACGGCACTAATATCTTTTTGTAGTGCTTCAATGAACGTGTCTGTGGTTACTCTGGTTTCTCTGCTGGCCGGTCTATGTCTTACTACGATCTCTCTATCAGTGTATTTTTTTATTGTATCGACTGTTTGTTTTAACCAAGTATCAGGATCTACTATACCATATCCCTCGGCCACTTTAGCATCAATGGGAATAATCATTATTTTGTTACCACGAACAAATTGAGATCTGTTTATGCTTAATTTTTTCAAACGGTCATTGGGTCTTGATTGTATTGGTATAGTAACCTGAAAATCGTTTTTACTAATTCTAAACCAAGTCTTAAAACGTCTATTTCCTATATACCCTGTATCTATATACCAATAGTCAAGGTTATGCTTCTGAGCCTGTGTCCTTGCTGCTGTTTTGCTTATGCCAGAAAACGCCATTGGGATTGTGGTGTTAGAATAAATTTCATCTAACCCTGTTGTCATTCTACCGCCGATGGCTCGAACAAATGGGCCTATCCATTTGTCTTTCTTGGCAGCACCCAACATTGTAGGCCTATCACTCATTGAGTATTCTCCAGGCGGTGCCGTCGCTCATTTCTGTAAATGTAAATTGACAGTAACTTAAATGACGCAACCAGGCGTCACGCTCGTCTAGAGATGGAATATATGGGTTTTCTATTTCAGCAAGAGTATTAGAGCACACCACTCCGGCAGCATTTGGTCCCAGCGCAATTGCAGGCTTGCCCAACATAACTGCTTCAACAGCGGCCACTGAGTTGTATGTGACCAAGCAGTGAACATCGTTGTCTAGAGCCTCTTCCATGGTGTCCACGGCCATGCGATCATTGCGTGGACGTTTCAGTCTAACTTCTACGGGGCGATCAGTGTGCTTTTTGATCTCAGCAACAGTTTCTGCAATCCACTGTTCTTGATCTATGTCCCACATTGTAAAACTTTTAACACTGGGCGGTGCCAACAAAATCTTACGCCCGGGTGTAAAGTTTTTTAAATTGACTTCGCACGGTGCTAGACGATCACTGGGACGTTCGATAATGTCTCGGGTGTCATGCACATTGTTTTTGATTATTCTGAAGTAAACTTTTCGACCGTGATTGCCAAAATAGCCATTGTCAATGTAGTAGTATTGTCTGCCTTGTTCGGCAGCAAGTTTGACCCAGCGAGTGAACTTCATACCGCGAACACAAATTGGATATTCAACAGGATATTCAAATGCTTCCGATGCCGATAATAATTTGCCATCGCATCCTTCGGCAAAGCGATTTACAAACGCTGCCTGTCGGTCCAGTATTTCCATGTCTGGACCTTTGCGATTTATACACAATACCTGTTTCATACTCTTTGCAAACAATAATCAGTTAACATGTGTTCGCGGTGCCATTCATCGCCCTGCGGAGTGGTAGCAAACTCATGAAAACACGGTGATCCTAGGGTGTAGTGTAGTAGTTTGGCATTGAGATTGGCACCGTATTCATCGGGTAACCAGTTCCACTCAGGTGGTAACTCTCCAATTCGATCATCGTCTAACCAGGTGAAACGGTGTAGTTCAGCGCCGGTAGATCGCTGGATAAAATCAGGAGTAAGCTTGCGATTAGGAAAACTGTTACAATTCCATAAAATAACACTACTCCAATTTTTTCTCGGGTAATCCTCATTCTTTGCTCCTAGATATTTCACAGGCATCCGGGTTTTGTAATCGTGTTTGACTACCTGCACATCCTTGTAAACATCTCTCTGATTCCAAAGTTCCACAATGTCTCCGCGAATAATCATGTCACCGTCGATGAATATAGCATGGCCTGTGTATTCCATAAGATGTGGAACCAAAAAACGACTGTAGATAAAATGATTACTGCCGTCGGTGTGAGTTTCTTTGTAGTCATCAAACAAATTCAAGGCCAATGGTATAATGGCCACTGGCGCAGATGCATTTCTAATAATGGAATTGGCACACACATGATAGGCCACAGCTTCCCTGGGATCGTATCCAACAAATATAGGAATAGGTTTCATCGTCGTTCAATGTCCTCTTCTACACAGTTGTCACCGTATTGAATTTCAATCAATTTGAGAGGCTGATCGGTTTCATTGCATAACTGATGCCATTGATTTACCCTAATCCAAGTATGCTGATGTCTAATGGGGGTAGACAATACTTCTGAATCAGTGCTGGCTGGGTCTACTGTGTATACTGTGGCTTCACCTTCAGCCACAAACCAAAACTCCGCACGTTTTTCGTGTCGTTGCATGCTCAAGCATGTCTTGGGATTTACTGTTAGTTCTTTGAGTTTGACGTGATTACCGACTTCGTGCAACACTCGATAGTATCCCCAGGCGCGTTGTGTTCGGGGTTTCTTCCAATCTTCAAGAATCCAGCTTGAACTGTTTTTCTTGTCTTCTCCACCCACGCCAAACACAAACTCCACATCATCAAACACCATTTCTGGAATGTTTTCCCGAGTGCGATCGCCGCCGTTGGCAAACACAATTTCAGCATCAGGGTAGCGTTGTTTGACCAGTCGAATTGCATCACAGCTGGAGCCATCGTCGTCGTTGTAGACCACCACTTCGTCCACCACTGCAAGATTGCCTACAATGACCATTCGCTCTTGCAAGGGCATGAAAGGTCTACCTTTTTTACGAACCAACCAGTCATCAGAATTGAGTCCAACAACCAACCAATCCCCAAGAGTTTTTGCTGCTTTGAAGTAGGCAATGTGACCCGAATGCAGCGGATCGAATCCGCCTGTAACAATAACAATTTTCATGTGGATATTTATTAGTGGGTATTGACGGTATTTAGGTTTTGGCCAAAATAACATCTTTACCTAAATTGATGAGCCGGTTGTATCCCCAACTCTGTAGAAGTTCTTCTGTTGCATGACTACCGAAGTTGTATTTTTTGACCAAAACTTTTCGTTCCATTAGTATCACAGGAAACGAGCGTTTGATTGTTTGCTCGGCACCTTGTATAATCAAGGGCTCGTAGCCTTCACAGTCTAGTTTGATAAATCCCACATTGGTTAAATTGTAGCCGTCGATGGATCTAATGGGGAAGTTGCCAGTTTCGGCATTGGGGTCTACAAAATTTCCAAAACTCTTGCCGGTTCTCACAAGATCCACAGACTTTTCTGTGTCGCCGAGACCGCATGATTCAATCTTTACATTTGAGCATGAAAATGTTTTCATGTTGGCTTCCAAACAAGTTCTTAGTTGATGGTCTATTTCAAACGCCAGCACTTGTTGAAACTTTGAATTCATATGATAACTCATTAGACCGTAATTGGCGCCGCCGTCAATTGCAACTGTCCAATTCTTTACCAACTCTAATGCACGATCTAAATTATCCTTTTGATAAAGTAGAATATCTCCAGATTTGCCTTGTTTGCGTAATCGCTTGACACTGCTGTGAAAACTGCTATCGTCGTCTAATATTTGCCATTCTTGATATATCATGGCAATATTTATTAAACAAAAATTTGGTATTGCTCTACTAAATCAGCAGGTGTAGTTGTTTCAAATTCTGTTCTGTTAAACTGGCTCCAGCAGACATGTTCCCACCAGGCAGCACGATCAGGGTACACTGGTTTTGCTAAATTCTCAATGCCGCCCATGAGCAGTGTGGTCATTGATGGATCTACTGTGTATGCTGGCACACCCAACAAACATGCTTCAACACAGGCCATGGTTCGCTCACCTACCACGGCATGGGCACTGACCACTTGCTCTCGAAATGTTTCAAATCTAGCAAACTTTGCACCCATCTTCTTACGCCACTTGATAGGTCCTGACCAATACGGAGCAATAGTATCAGCAATACGTTGTCTAAATTGATCTAAATTTTCTCCAGTGCGTTCTAGTAACACAGATTCGACGGGCTGTATCCCTAGCACATATTCCCCTGGAGTGGTTCGCCAAGTATTGTGTCCAGGCATAGGAAATAAATGTGATCTGCTATGGGGAACAGCTTGCATATTCATGTTATGGTGCCCGTTATAAGTTACTCTACGTGTTTCTCGTCGAGGTGTGTCCGGTCCCCAGTATCCATATTCAATTTCAATGTAAGGTCTGCCTTGGGCAATGTATTCTTTAAGTGGACTCCACCAAGGGGCATAGTGACTGGCAATTAATACATAGCCATCGGGTACTTGTTTTACAGTATCAAATACCCGGAGTCCTTTTTTCTTCCACGGTTCCAGCGTCCATTTAGTGTGCTCACCAGGCATGTTCAGTGCATACGCATATTTAATCATTGATATTTTTTACTGACTTCAACAAATTGCCAACCTTTTTTGGCACCGTTTTTTCTTTCACCTTTGCCAGTCCAAACATATGAACTGTCTTTGAATTTATAATCAGTATATCGTAAATCCATTAGACTAATTTCCCCGGTATCAATCATGATATCTAACATACGCTGATCGTCCGCCCACCGAAAGTAGCTATTGTTTTTTATGTCTAATAACAATTCAGCAAATCGATATCTAGCTTGGTCTGGAGCAAATCCCACGGCACTGGCTAAACTTCGCTGATCACGTTTGGGGGCCGTGGGAACCCAACTGCGTTGCAAGTCAGATAGAAACTGTTCTTGACTCAAGGGTTTAACCATAACACAATCAGCATCAATGTCAATCACAGGAGTTGTATCATCATAATAATCCAATACTCTTACCCATCGCATGTTAGACCAGTAAGCTCGACGTTGTTCAATGTTTTGATTGTATTCAGCCGGGGTTACCTCACTGCTTGCACTACAGTTCTCTTGAGAACTTGTCCAGGCCAGATCATCTGTGGTTGCATCAAAAATATGAAAGTGCATGTGTGCCCAGGGTGCATGTTCCCTGACAGATGCATATAATATTTTGCCAAGTTGATTAAAATACAGTGTATCGCATCCGCACATGAAACCAGGTTGAGTTATTTTCATTGTTGACCAAACCAAGTTAGATTTTTATCCAGCCACGGCAATACCAATTCATCTTGCACAACATATCCGTGACGTTGAACACTGTTGGCTGCAGATTTGGGCAGCAACCCTTGTTCAGCCAGTTGATACCAGGATGTGGTAGCAGGATCTTGAGGGCCGCGATCGCTACGATATACCACAGCATGCAACCAAGGGTCGTTGGGGAACTTCTTGAAGAATCCCGATTCACAATCCCAGCCCGACACAGCCAGCATGTGAATCAAATTTACAATCGAGTAATGATAATAGCAACCTTGTGGTTGAATAAATTTCAATTTGCGATGTTCGATGTTAGTGGTCTGCGGCACAATCAAACACAGCATGGCACCCGATTCGGCAATGTCCCACCAAAGCTTGAGAGTTTGCAGTGGATTGATTGCATATTGAAAAGCATCATGGCACCATAATACGTCATACTTTTTCTTTTTGGGTGTGTAGATTTGCTGTTCAAAGTTATTGCGTTGATACACAATGTTGGGATAACGATGCGCTACACTTAGGCTATCGACTAAATCCAATCCTGTGCAATTAATATTCAACGGTTGTGCATTCTCATCACGTGTGGTTCGAGTTGCCCACCATTCAAGATCTAGACCAGCGCCGCAGCCAAGATCAATTAAAGTATCTATGCTGGCCATGAAGTCATCATGCTCGTATAGCCAATTCAGTGTTTCTAAACTGTGAGCATGACTTTGTTCGTGATTTTGAAAAAACATTATATTGTTATATCTTCCATGCCTGCTGCGCGGAGTCTCACAATATGGCCCATTTGCCACTGTTTTGTTTCGAGACCCTTCATGATGCCCAGCCACTTGTTTCTCAGCAATGCAACTTCGTTGATTATGGTTTCAAAGTCAACAACTTCATCTTCGCCGTCCACATACTTTTCAGCGTCGCGGCTGGTGAGTGCTCGTGCATAAGCTTCCAAATATTTTTGGAAATGCTTTCTGCGAATTTTTCTCAATTGAATATTGAGATAATTCAATACAGCTTCAATCTCTTGTAGTTGATTAAAACGATGCTCAGTGACTCCCGGCAACTCTTTGATATTGCGTTCCACTACTCCACCGATGCGGCACTCAGATTTAGCAGATTGCAGTTCATTCTCGTAGTGAGCAATGAAATCTGGCACATTGCCAAGATCAGATACCACTTTGTTATACCACATGTTATTTTTGGCTGTTAAATGACAACAACAGGACAAGCCTGTTGTTGTTCAAAGCTGTTGTTTGATTAGTTTTCCCAATCTCGATCAAAGTCTGATTCATCGTCGTCTTCATCTTCTTCATACTCTGACTCGTCCTCGCCTTGATCTAAATAGTTGCTTAGAGCAAGCTTGATGTCCTTGTCTCCAGAAAATGCAGACTTGATATCATCGACATCACAATCGTTATCAATCAAGATACTGACCACTGTTTCAGCTGCTTCGGCTCGATCCACAGTGTTTACGTATCGCTTTAATTCGCCCCAAATTTCACTTGCTACTGTTTCGTGCATTATGCCTCCTCCGAATCCTCAGTGATACTTACCGCTTCTTTATGATTTCCGAAGTCTTTCATCACAGTGTCAAGACAACCATCGTCGTTCTTTTCCCAGGCTTTGCGGAACTTCTTGATGATCTCGCCGTCGCTGGTAGTAAACACCAAGCTGTTGCCTTCGCGTTTGAGCATGCCTTTTTTCTCAATCAAGTCCACAAGACCACTGTAAGGGCTCATACCGGTCTCATAGGGAATCTTGACCTGCACGCCTTCAAAGGGCTTGGCATAGCGTGTTTTCATTACTTTACAGGCGGCACGAATACCCATGACGTCAGTGATTTTGTTGCCGTCTTCGTCTTCTTTGAGCTTGAGTTTTTTCATGGCTACAACAATAGAGCTGGCATAGATAAAGCCTTGACCACCCGAAATCTTGTCATCAGGATCAAACATGTCCTGGCTTGCGTATGTGTGATTGGTGCATACAAGACCAACATTGTAACTACCAAACATGTTCACACAGTTACGAACCAGTGCGGTCAGTGCCTTAGGCTTACGGCCTAGGTCACCTTTTAAGTCACCGCTGTCAAATTGATTGATATCAGTGGGTGTGAGCAACATGCCCAAGCTGTCAATCACAAACAATACCTTGGGACGCTCGCCATCGGGCAAGCCTTTATAGTCGCTCATGAATGTCGAAATGGTCTTTGCCACGTCGTCGATCATGGCCATGCTGAGTTTGAGCAGTTTTGAGTCACTGGTGTCGACACCCAGGGCTTTGAGCCAATCTTCGTCCAGTGCGTTTTCTGAGTCAATCAACACCACAAAGATGCCTTGCTCTTGTGCGTGTTTGATAATGTTGCCAGAGCAGATGTATGACTTACCTGCACCAGAGTCACCGGCAAACACAGTGACCTTGCCCAAGGGAATGCCACGGTTAAAGTCGCCTGAGATCAAGTAGTTCAAGGCATAGTTGCCTGTGGAGATCCAGTCAGTGGGATCATTGAAGCCAATACTTAGGCCGTCAATGCTTTTGGTAATTTCCTTGCGGAATTTTGAAACGTCAAATGGTTTTGCCATGGTTGCCTCTTAGTGTAAAATAATTTTTGCTCGATTTTTATCTCGTGAATTTCGATACAAAATTTTTCTGTAATCAAAAAGATTTTGTTCTAAATTTTGTAAATTTCCAATCGGAATCTGTTCGCCGATCAATTTGATTCCGTGCTGTTTTGCCCACAACTGAGATTCTTGACTGAACGGCACAGTCTCGGGTCGATTCAAATTTACCTGAAATGCAAACTCAAGTGATTCATAATTGTAATGATCTTTGAATTCTAATTTGGTATCAAAGAATCGAAATTTATTATAATATTGTCGCCCTACATAGGTATATCCAAACGAAAAATTTATCACATCGTTGTTGGTAATCATTGAATCCACAAACGGATTTTCAAAAACTTCCCATTTGGTGTCAGCTTTGAACTCGAGGTTTGATTTGTCAAAAGACCACTCTAGTCTGTGAACCCCCATGTTTACTTCTTCGTAGGGATATATGTATCCAAGTTTTTCTAACACCGCAGCAATCTTGGGAAATCTAATTTCATCAGGATACATGTCATGCAATTGATTTCCTAACCTGGCCTGAGCCGAAACATTGCTAAATCTCAGTTTGTCAATGTCCACAGTGTGCTGTTGGCTCAATGCCCAATCGCAATGAGTTTTGTTTAGAAAATTTTGTTCAAGATAATTTTCTAAATTTGTCTGTTGATCTAATTTTATTCCGATTAGATCATACAATACTTCATTGGTCTTGGTGATTGCCCAGTGCAGATGTGCTAATTTTCTGTCAATATCTCTTTGCAGCACTCCATCATTGACAAATGAATTTTGAGATTGTTGATTACTCTTATCAACAAAAAATTCAAGAAGCTCGTGATTATACTTTACTTCAAAAGGCAAAGTATCGCCAGATTTGTCAAATATCAATGAAAATTTCATGTCAAATGGGCCCGGGGATACCGGGCCCTTGTGCTTTACTTGGCTTGACGAGCACGAATCATAGCCAGGATGTCTTCGGCTTTCTGCGTGGGCTTGGCAGCAGTTTGAACTGGTGCTGCGGCAGCTGGCGCATCGTCATCTTCCCAGGGCTGAGTTTCTGCCTTGGCAACAGGGGCAGGCTTGGCTGCTGGTGCTGCTCTGGGTGCGTCCTCATCGGCATGATCGGTGCTGCTGGCGCTGTTGCTGGGTGCCTGAACACCTGCAGGGCGGAAGTATTGACCCCAACGCTCAGTGTCGTAAGGCTGACCGTCAACTGATGCTTCAAACATTTCTTTGATAACACGCAGTTCAACATCGCCGGGACGCTTGGGCAAGAAGGTGTTCAAGTCAAACAAGCCGTGTGCTTCAATAGCTGCTTGTTCAACTTCGGTGAGTGCACTTTCCTTGCGAGCCCACTTTGAGGTAGAGTAGTCAGCATAACCGCCCTTGCTGGTCTTGGTGATACGGAAGTCCAGACCACGCAGGAAGTCAGTGGGCAGTTCTTCAGTTTCGGGATCCATCAACACAGCCTTGATGGTTGCAAACAGCTGAGGGCCAATGATGAACTTGCGGATGGGGTTGTCTGGGGTAGTGTCATCAGCAATGGGGTTCTCACGAACAAAACCTTGCATGATGTAGCTACGCTTTTTCCAATATTTGCGACCTTGATCTTCAAGACTCTTGTCTTTGAACCAGGTGCGAACTTCTGCCAAAATTGGGCAGGCATTGGGTTCCCACATTTCCACGCAGGGAACTTGAACCATTACTTGCTTGCTATCCATTTCGCCTTTGATGCCAGCAAATGGCAGACGAATCATTTGACGTTCCACCCAGAAAAATGTGTTCTTTGAGTTACTGTCGGGGAGGAATCGAATGGTGCACGATTGCCCTTCCTCCATGTTCCAATGCGGGTAAATTGATCGATCCCCGCCGGTGGATTGCCCACCTTGTTTGTTTTCAGCTGCCTGTAGTCGTGCTCGAATTTCTGCTAAAGATGCCATAGTATTTCTCCTTAAAAAGTTGCCTATGTAGTGTTGCCTATCTAAAAATTTAGATTCTAGTTGCCTGTGACACACAAACAAGAAAGCGCATACACCAAGCTAGTATATGCGCTTTATGTCTCGGTGTCAAGAGTATTTATGAATTACTTCCCCAAAGCAATTTTTTTCAGTCTGGCCAGCTCGTCGCTTTCTTCCAGTCCAAAGTTGGTCCAGTTGCCCGAGTATTCGTAGATGCCACATTCTTCGAGGCCATGCTTGGGACAATGCTCCCCGGCTTCGGTCATGTTGCACTGAGCTTCTTCGATAGAACTCAGATCGTCGGCTTCTTTCATGCTCTGAGCAGCTTGATCTGCCTGTGATGCAACAGGCTGTTCGGGTTTGGTTGTTTGTAGTTGACCCAGCACTACTTCAATATCGGGACTTTGATCAGATAGCTCTTGCATGCGAGCCATCACTATGCTGCGAGCATCAGCATCAGCATTGGCATCAGCAAGCTCGTGCAGTCTGTCAAACAGTTCGTCGTCGCCCAAAACATCATACAATTGTTCCGTGGCATTGGTTGCATCTGCTCCCACTGGGAAGTTCTTGCTCAACAAATCAATCAATGTTTGTTTTTGTTCTGGTGTTTCGGGCAAGGCCCAGGTGCCCTCGGCCAAATTGTTGATCCAGGATTCAAAAATTTGTGTTTCTTTCATGGCAGCTGCCTCCTGTGTTATACGAGCCAGAATTGGCAAGGCTTCTTCGATTCTGTGATCAATTGTTTGCTTCACAAACAAATCTTTGATGTCTTCGATCACAATGTCGCCCTCGGTTACTTCAGCGGGGGCCCAGCTCTCAAAATAGGCTTTGTAGCCTCGTCCCGATCCCAAATGCTTGAGAATGCTGTGCATGTTTCGATAGTAAGCATCAGTTTGCTCCACTAGATTTTTGGTATCGCCTTCGAAAATTTGTCCCGAATTGGCTCTGCGAAAACGACTCAACACTGCCAGTTGTTCAACAATTTCGTTGATGTGTGTTCCACGAGCGTCATAAGGAGTTCCGCCCTGACGCACATGTTCCAGCATGGCCTTGGCCGCAGTCAAGCTGCGAGTTTTCATTTTGAATCTCTCGCCGTGAGCTGTTTCCAAAAAGATACTGTCTATGTAACGAAAACGTGCTTCGCCTTCGCCCAAGGACTTTTTGTGTTTGATCAAAATTCGAGCTTCTGTGGGTGCGCCACTCCAACTTGTGGCTCCACGACCCTGCCAGCTTTCCAGCAGGCCTTCTGTGATGGACGCTTGACTTTGACGAACAAATTTTTCTTTGTTGATGTTTTCTGGTTGAAAATTTAAAAAATTCTTGGTTGCAAGTTGTTTGAGTTGATACATGAACTCAAACCAATCAGTTTTGTCTTGCCCTTCCATGGTTTTACCAATGTTGTCCCCAAACATCAACGTAATGTCCTTGCTGTTGACATAGATCACCACGGTGCCGTAGTTTTTGCCCGATTGCGGAACATAGTCAAACACAAATTTATCAGCCGCACTGTTGTCTGGATCGCCGTTGTCGTCCACCGGGGATCTATCTGTTTTACTGTCTTTTGCTTCGACATTGAAGTTTTTAGTGACCAAAAGATCAAAAAGTTGTTGGGATGCTGTATTCGTTGACATAGTCTTATATTTAGCGCATGACAATAAAGGGCAAGGGCTCAATCATTACATCGCCGTGATCCCGAATTTGACTGTCCATTTCTGTGTGATAGCTTTGTAGCAACTGCATCATACGCACAACCAGCAGCGTAGACATCACAAGATCGTCGGTTTCTCCGGGCTTGGCAGCATAACTGGTGCCGTGTGCCACAAATGTTTTTAGCTCGCTGACCAAGGGTTTTGAGTGTATTTTCATGCGACGGGATTCTATCAAAACTTTGAGTTTGTTGCAGGCTGTGATTTTTGATTTGTTTGTGGTATTGAAACCTTTGCGCCAGCGACGCCCTGTGGATGCTGTCACTGTGCCATCACTGAGGAAATATCCTTCGATGTTTTCTTCTCCATATTCTGCAATAGAGATCAGTGCTGCTTCACCAATGGTGTTGTTTTCCACTGAATAATAAACAGAATTTTTGTCTTTGACGTAGCTGTTGACATGTTTGATTATGTCAGCCATGATTTTGACCTGAGTTGGGATATCTGTGCGATTATGACGCCATTCGCCAATTTGAGTAGTTGTGTTGGCTTCGAATATCTGAATAGCCGCAGGATCGCTACCTGTGCCCAAACTGGGATCTAGAGCAATCACATAAATTTTGCCTGGTTCAGGATTTTTATACCAACGCACTTGGCCTGTTTTGTAAGCAGGCTCTATGCCCTCGATATCAATCAGTGTGGTAGGAGCAATCAACGTTTCGTCGTTGATCACAAATTCACAGCCAATTTCTCTGCGGAAGCGATCTGTGCCCAGCTGTGCTTCCATGTCCCGTCCCCACTGCTCATCTCGATCAGGGTGCTCGCGCCAGTATGCTCGATAGGCTCTAAATCCATTTCGGCCCACTTCTGTGGGATTGCCGTATTCGTCTTCGCACTTGTTGGCCATCTTCCAGATGTAGGCAAATTGGTCTTCGTCGGAGTTGGGTGTGGATGTAATAATGGCTTTACCGCCAGTGGCCAGTGTGGGACTGATAGAAGTCCAGAACTCTTTGGCGATACCCGGTCTGACGAATGCAAATTCGTCAGCGTATAACAGTGTGATACTCATACCACGTCCGGTGTTTTCTGTGGTTGTTGCTGACACAATACGTGATCCGTTTTCAAAGTCGATTGAGCCTTTGTTGTAGCTGATAACACCTGCTCTAATATGGTCAGGACACAGTTCATATGCAAATCTAATACGCTGCATGATTTCTTGGGCACCTGTGTATTTGTGGGCAGCAATTAGAATTGTGGAATCCGGCACAAACATAGCATACCACAACAAGTAGCCTGCTGCCGATGTCGACTTGCCAGTTTGTCGCGGCATCAGCGAGATTGAAAAACGATAATTGTGATAGGTATGAATCAGTCGTTGTTGATACTCATAGGGATGATACAACATCTTGCCCCGTGTAGGGTGCTGGATGTAGAAAAAATTGTCCATGAAGTATTCTGGACCTGTGTCTGGATCTGCACAGCGCAGAAATTCTTCCAGCTGTTGTTCTGAGAACACCTGCTTTTTGTGCGGTGACTTGACTAATACGCCTTCTAATGCCATGGCAGTATTTAACGTAATCGGGATTGGTTCAATGCAAACCAGGCCGGTGTTCCTGGACGGATACCCAGCTGTTTTGCTTCGTTTCTCAGTTCAAAATGTTGGTCTGATATTTGTTGACGTCGATGTGCATCGTAGGCTTGAGTCAATGCAGCAGGGGTCAGTGTGCCCAGCATGCCTTGTGATTTGATAGCGTGTATGGGATCCTGGGGATCAAGATAACAATCCCCAGAAGAATCTGCGGAACCTAGATTTTGTGTTGTAAAACGCAGTTCTCGTGTCATTGGCACCAGGAGGTTTTGGCTTCTCCGTAGTATTCTCTAGCAAAACCATTGGCAATCAGGCCCTGACGCAGACTACGACCGTCTAAAATGATATCTCCCAGCACACGACCACCAAACTTGTCCCAATTGTATAATGTGACCTGTCGTTTTTGGCTCGATGCAATCGCACTTTTAGTGAACTCTGTGGCGGCTTTGCCTCTAGCATCTTCTTGAGGGCACTGTGCTCTGTGTCCTTTTTCTGGTGTGTCCACACCATAGATTCTAACGGCCAGCTCTGGCTTGAGCGGAGCAGGTAGAAACGGGGCCGCTATGACCACAGTGTCGCCGTCATTGATGCGAACTATCTGTGCGTCATAGGTTACCCCTTGTGGTGTTTTTTGTGCCATGGCCAAGCATGGAATCAGTAAAAGAGTGAGTAGTAGTTTTTTCGTATGGGTATCTATTTTATACATTTAATGTTAAACCCCTACTGGCACACAGGTTACGATTGCAGAAGGGATTGCAGGCCTATCAGGATTTGTGGGAGCGGCTATGGCCAACAGTCGTATGTTGGCGTCCAGGCTGTACCATCTCAACTGGAAAGTGTCGCCTGCATCAAAATCTTCTACAAAATTAAGAGCAAATATCACATAATCATTGGCACCTGTTAGACGTATTCTAGTATTGGTGTTGGCAACATTGTTGCCATTTTTGGCCAACCATGATTCGGCAAAATCTGTGCCGCCGTCAGTCTTGGTAAACTGATAACTGACTTGTATGTTATAGGTGCCTGTTTCGGTGATTGTCCATACATTGCCTGCGGCAGTGACTCCTTGTTCATACCAGGAGTTGTTTACGGATATATTACTAACGGTGTTGGCTGTGATTGTCTGGGTGACGTTGCTGTACCAAGAACCAAAAGTTTGGGAGGCGCCCGAAAAAATGCTAGTGAGCTGACCGGCATTATTTCCTATATACAAAGCTGGAGGATCCACTGTTAAATTTGCAACTAACTCGCCAGGGCGAGCATTGCCATCATAATTGTCAATGGTTTCTTGTGCATT